TAAGTTCTTCTACTAGGTTGGCTTGCTTTAGTGTATCTAATAATACCGTCAGCCTCCCAGCATCAATTCCTCTAGCCGACATCCTTCTTACTAATTCTGTCCTAGTCATCTCACTATAGCGCTCCAATGTCCTCCTAATTAGATCCAAATCCTGGCCTTGATCACCGAGAGATATTGGAGTAATAATAGAATCAAGCGCAGGATCTAACGCCTCCAATACCTCAATAGCTCCTTGCACATCACATGCCTCAATGGCCTCCCTACAAGAATTCGCTGCCAGTATAAGTGAGATCTTCCTGACATGGTCAGCCCTCCTTTGATAGAAGTCAGCAATTCTCTCTTCGGACTCCCTTAACTTCTTATGTTGCTTATGAAACCATCTATCATAGCACTGAAATGCCTCAGGAGTAAACTCTCTCGGACCTTTAAACTTCTCCTTAATCTCCTGTAGGTCCTCCAATAACTTCAAACGTAATAGTGGATCATCGGGAGGACTAATACTCATAACCCTATCAGTATACTCCTGAGCTACGAATATAATCCTAGACATGAAGCCGCCTGCAAACACATGTCTAGGAAGGCTTTCAACTAGCCACTCTAAGGTAGTGCCGCCTAATAGACTTATGGCAATATTGTGCAACAACCTTTGCTTACGCGTGATGGTGATATCATCATCTACATCCTGAGCATCGTACCAACTAGTTAGAGCAGACACTATCTGATTGTTGGCAGGTGTATTATGTCCAGCTAAGAACCTATACAACTCCGAAGCACATATCATAGCTATGGCATCCTTCTTCTCTTCTTCAGGAGTTGTAGAGAGAATATCAGATAGTCCTTCTGGAGTCGCACGCCCAGCTATTACAGTAACTAGCTCACTCTCTCTTAGTAGGTCCACACCTATGTTAATGGCAGTGGATTTGTAGCACACACCAGGCGGAGCTACTAGTACAATATATAGAGCCCCGTAGGTATTATTCCTTCCAAAGGGAATCCAAGCATCACGCCTTATAGCAGAGCCTAATATGGCCAAGCCCGTGAAGAAATGAAACGGCAAAGGCGCTGCACAGAATGTAGTATAGTTCAGATAGTCCTTCAACCAACCAATGTCAGGATAGGAAGCCCTATTGAGTAGGTGTGTGAAACGTGGCACAGGTGTTGGGGTGATGGTAGGATCACCTATTAAACGCACTAACTTCCTACGTACCTTAGCTTCATGCTCCACTGTCAGGTTTAAGGTATCGAACCAGGCCCAAGCTCGTTCAACTAGTTGAGACCTATCCCCCGTTGTCAGTTCCTCTTTTAGTTGTCGTAGGAAGTCATCAGTGTTAGACATCGCAAGCAGTTCGCAGTGCTTGAATGTTTTCCGTCATAAGTAGTCTGTCTTGTACTACATGTCCAGGCAGTAGTAAGTCTGTGCCACGTGCCAGATTAACCAGCTTCTCTCCTATTAGAGCAGCCTTGATAGGCTTGGAAGTATCCATAGTAAGCAGCATACGAGGCCAGTAAGCAATCTCACTTAGGCTACGTAACCCTAACATATGTACTGGTACCTCTATAGAACCACATAACTTAGCCAGGACCTCCAGCCGTGGATTCAGAAAGCTAAGTCCTAGCCAATGATGCGGTGGAGCATTTAAGTAGGCCTGTGTTATCTCATCAGCATCCGCTCCTTGTGGAATATAGCCTATTTGCCAGTCAGCCTCATGTCTCTTGCAGATATCTATGAACTCCTTAGTTAACTCTTCTGTCTCCCGTCTATTAAACAATACATCAGGTGCCCACACTACATGCGGCTGCATCGCACTGGCAAGTTTAAACAGATTTCTTGGAGATAACGTGGCCTCGCTCTCAACATGAGCTTCATAGGCGCCATTATCCAACATAACGAATGATTCTGGTTCTGCTGCTTTCCTTTTATAATACTCAAAGTACTCTGTGTGCTCCCAAGCAGTGCTGGCAATACAAAAGTGAAAATCCACAAGCCCCTCAGTCTCTTCCAGATGTGCTATAGGTACTTCTAATGACATTCTTATCTTAGCCATTGGCTCCTCCTTTCGCTTTTTTCTCTAAAGTTCTTCTTACCTGTTCCATGGCCCAATCAAGCTTATCTTCCGGCATAGCATCCACAGCTTCATTAATAGGTGCTTCCAACTTATGGAAGTAATACATTTGCTTGAATAGATGTTGCTGTCCTTCCGTGCACTCGGCCAATCCTTCCTTTAGTTGCTTTCTCGCAAAATCTTGTAACTGATTGTTCATGCTACTCCCTCCTTTATTAGGTCTCTCCAATTAGAGCCCGAGGTTATTTTTATAGGAAAGCACCTATCACCTAGTTCAGGTATAGGTCTTTCCATGCACTCCCTTATTAGGATGATCGCAGCATCCTTATCCTTAAGAGTACAGTCTACAACTAAGTTATCATGTACTGTTAACGCCAAATGTACTTCAGGCAACTCCCTCTCAAGCCTCTCATCCAATATAGCCATAGAGCCCAGTAATGTATCACTACCAGCTGACTGTATTGGAAAGTTATACATCTCAGCTATATTCCCTTCAAAATACTTAAATCTATTATAGGCACTTTTTATCACTGTCTTATTAGTCACACTAGCCTGAAAGCGTAGTATTGCAGGATACCTACCTGTAACAACAGCTTGTAGCTTCAAGGCCTCAGCTCTGGAGATACCAAACTCCTTAGCAATAGATTCAGGTTGCCTATTATACATGGTTCCAAAGACAATAGCTTTAGCTCTCAAGAGTTCCTTGGAACTTATTTCCTCCCTACCATATACCTCAGCACAGATATTCTCATGGATATTAACCCCATCATCTAAGTCCCTCTGTAGCGCTTTATCACCTGTCACCGCCGCTATGATACGTATCTCGAACTGCCCATAATCCCCTTCTACGAATAAGCCACCATCCGGTACAAAGATATGTCTTGACCTCCTAGGTACATTCTGTAGGTTGGGATCACTGCTGGCTAGCCTCCCAGTCTTGGTGCGTGTTTGGCTATAGGTAGTATGTATCCTACCTCCTATTAGCCTAGAACGCATGCCCTCTAGGAAGGTACTACGTAACTTATCCAGCTCCCTGAAGTATAATATCCTCTTCACTACTGGATGCTCTAACTTCTCTAAGTCCTCCTTGCTGGTTCTATATTGTTGCCCTCCCTTAGTCCTCTTTAAAGACATACCCATGTTCACAAGCAAATCACCAATCTGAGCTCCTGAGCGAATATTAATTCCTTGACTCCAGAATATCTTCTCGGTACTATCTATAGCCTCTCCTATAGTCTTAACCTCTTCCTCTACGGCTGATAGATCTAACTTAATACCTCTGCATTGCATCTTGGATATGACCTTGATGAGCCTGGTCTGAGTTTGGAACAGCTCCCACTGACCATTCTCCTTCAGCTCTTGCTTTAGGGGGAGCATTATGCGCCTAGTAGTGTCAGCATCAGTGTTGTTATACTGAGAGAGCTCACTTCTGGACATGCGGCCTATATTCTTACCGCTGCCAGGTTTATAGTAGGTTACATCAGTATATACTGAAGTTAGATAGGCTAGGTCATTAGGTAAAATTGGGCACACTAAGTAGGCCGCTGTCTTAGTATCGAAATACATATTATTTGTCTCTATGCCGTAGTACTTTAAATAGTACCAGTCAAAGGTACCCCTCTGTACAATTTTAGGAGCAGGACCCTCCAATATCCTAACAGCCTGCTCTCTACCTCGCACATCCCGCATATCAAAGTGCATAGAGCGCCCCAGTCCCCAACTGAATGCGATACCTAGGACATCACCCTCCCAAGGCTTAAGAGTACCAGGAGTTTCAATATCAAAGGAGACAGGATTAGCAGGATCGAACAGCTCATCTGGGGGGTCCCCATACTCAGGAAACCATGTTTCGTAATAGGTAGGAGTTCTTCTTAGGGTAGCTTCATAAGAGGCCTCCTTAGCTCTTTCTAGGTCTCTTACTACCGTAGTCCAATACTTTTGATTACCGCGCATTATGTAGGAAGGGTGGAAAGTGGGCATGACCTTTGGAACTTTGGCCAAGCCATATATTAGTGAACCTCTCCAATTAGTAATGCCCACTTTCCCAGTCAGCACTGTAAGTGCCTCATTACCCAGTGCTATGATAATATTAGGTTCATGCGATTCAATATCTGCCTTTAAGTACTCCCAGCAAGCTGCAATCTCCTCCTCTGTAGGTGCCTTATTGCCAGGAGATAAGCACCTACATACATTAGTAACAAAGCATTCGCTTCTGCGGATCTTAGCATCACGTAGTAAGGCGTTAAGTACTCTGCCAGCTCCACCAACAAAAGGCAATCCTTCCCTATCTTCATCATAGCCAGGATTCCTCCCTACGAGCATTATGGCACATTTCGGAGGACCTAGGCCTTGAACAATCTGTGTTCTTGTCTTACTGAGATCGCACTTTGTGCATTGAGTCATTGCCTCCTCCTACCGCAGATGCAGTGTTTTATGTAGTTGGGTAGAGTATCTCCACTGAGGAAATTTCCTACATAGTTCCAAAGCCTCAATGCTCTTATCATAATCAGGAAACTGTTTTTTCATCCAAGGCTGGATCCATAATACTTGTCTTGCTCTTCTCGATTCCCACATAGGCTTACCCTGCCTATCGCAGAAAGCATAAAAGGCCTTTGAAGATAACTTAACCTCATCAGCATAAAGTAGAGCAGGAAGGTTCTTTAACATGCTGCAGGGCTTAGGACTACAAGCTAACCAAGGCAGCCAAGAGAACACAGGCGGTCTACAAGTGCCATTAGTCTCAATATGCGTATACTTACCCATACTATCCAGCTCACGTATCAGAGGAGTTACATCCTGCAATAAAGGCTCTCCACCTGTTATCATAACCCTATCTACTTTATCATCAGCTGCCACCCTCTCAAGGATGCTGTCAACACTCATCTCAAAGCCGTCCTCATGTGCTGTATCGCACCCTAAGCAGACCAGATTACAGCCACTAAGCCTTATAAAAGTCATAGTCTGTCCAATCCATACTCCTTCTCCACATATTGAGGTAAATATCTCATTTACTTTTAGCTCCGAAGACATCTCTTCCCTCCTTTCTTATTTTGTCCAGCCTAAGCCACATGAAATAAGCATAGTTAGCCATATCTAATATTTCCCACTCTAGCTCTCTTAACAGATCAACCTGCTCATGATGATGACTACCATACTGACCATGCCCATGCCCTCCAGAGAGTCTCTTCCCACATTGCTCAGCAAATTGGATAAATTTCTTAGCCTCTGGAATTTTTAATTCACTGTTGCTATGTGAGGGACGGAAGGGCTCTTGAATATTGCTGCTGTCTGCATCATTCCTGCTGTCTTTACTCCCCTGATCTTCGTGCATAGGTGTTCTCCTCTTATAGTACAGTTTACATAATCACTATAGGGAATTAATAAATCCACTATCCTCTGAGTCATTCTCTCCTGCAGTGCTGGACCCTCTCGAACTACCTCATCAATCAGCCTTGGTAGTTTGCTAAGTCCTAATACTTGGACCCTCCCAACTCCTTTTGGCTTGTAGGTGACATCTACGATAAAGACCACTGGCAATAGGTGATGCGGACATAAGGACCATACTTCATGATTCTTGAGTGATATTATCCCAGCATACTGCTCAGGGAAGGTCTTTATCTCATTGTTGCTTTCTCCGAACATCTCCTCTAGGAAGCCTACATATCTACTTGGCGTACCTAGGTAAGGCTCTTTATTACTATCCACTCCCATTGCTGCAAGGAGTTCTTCAATTGCTGCTTCTGCTCTCTTATAATCTATTATCATGCTATACTTCCTCCATATGTAGTATTAAACCTCAACAAACTCCCTATCACGATCGATGCCGTAGAATCCTTCTATCTCTGGTAACCCATAGGCCAAGGCTAACTTATGACATTCTTTTGCAGCGTCTACAGTTGCTTGATCTTTTCTGATGCCTTCACCTATCGAAAAGACTATCATAGTTTCACCAGGTTGCCAGCCTTCCTGAACCAGTCGCTCTAACTTCTTAAAATCTTCCTTCTTGGCAAATACTCCTGTCTGTTTCATGCTATACCTCCTCTATTATAAAGCAGACAGCGGGATGAGCACTATTGCAACATCCCTAGAACTGTCTGCCTATACACCCTACCTGCTCAGATAGGTAAGGTCCATTCTCTCACTGCCCTGATTGTCCAGGCGATGTTTAACTCTGAATGAGAGGGAGTGACCGTTAACAGCTTCGAATAAGAAGTCCAAGAAGTCATCTTCAGTCTCGAACTCTTGCTCTGGTAGGTCCTCATCAGTCACTGCTTTATGTAGTTGGTTAGCTTTCCATAAGCTATCCTCAGTTACTGTAATATTACCGATGACCTTCCTGCCAGCATAGTCTCCCTCACTTATCCTAATCTGGAAACCACCACTTCTGTTACCTGCTGCTGAGGTACTCTTGAATAGCTTTACTACTGTTCCTTCATAATCATCCTCTGGAAAGTTTTGCGTAAGTTGCTTTGGGTCTATTTTAACTTTCATGATACTATCTCCTTTTTGTTATAAAGCTAATCTATTCAAAAGGGAATTTAGGGTATCCCGACAACCCACTAATAGAATCTTAGTATCTGCTAATTGCTGGGCAAGTGGTACATGACATGGTTCTTCAGAAACTTGGTCTTCAGTTGGCATGGCAGGTAATAATACCGCTGATAATCTATTCACAACCTCTGCCAAGAGAGTATTCAGTTCCTCTGCTAAACACCCTAGTTTATCTGCTTCTACCCAAACTGGGGCTTTTTTTGTGCACTGTGGATCTGCTGGCATAATATCACCTCCTTTCCTCTACTAACTATACAAGAGAGAACAGTCTGATTACGCTTGTAGGTCTGCCCAGCATCAAACTAGGGTGTTATGACCTTTCCCTTGTTCTCTCTATTATGTTTGCACTACTAACTCCTCCCTAATCGGGTCCTCAGGTGCCTCCTTATAATTAGCTAAGGACTGCTTACTATACCTCGTACAAAGAGGTAGATAAGCACACTCTCCAAATAACGTATAGCAAGCACTTAGATTCTCTCTCCAGATTCCAGACTCCAAACTCTCCTCAATAGCTGAGATGGTGCGTAGTGTATTCCTCAGCCACCTTTGCTGCAGTTGAGGACTGATAGCAGTAGGAAGTCTTTTTATCTGAGGTACCTTGGTCTTGACTAGAAAGTTGAATAGGGCCCCCACTATGGGAAGCTTCAGGACTTGCTTAGCTGCCCAAGTATACCCTATAATCTGAGGACTCTTGAGATAGCCAGTGATCAGAGGCCCTGCTGCTTGCTTAGCTGTCTTATGCTCGAATACTAAATGAGGGGCTTTATCCTTCTTGGTATTTAGTTGTATTACTCCATCTAAGGTCACTTTGAGGTATACTCCCTCTACCAACTTACAGAATAGGGTCACCTCAGGCTTCACTATGGTGAATTCCTCAGTTGGATAGCTATGAGCTAAGCAGTCCATTAGACGTTTCGCTTCGGCTATCTGACCTTCGGTATACTCCTCCACTACTTGCTCCGAGGTAAGATGGTACTCATACATCATAACTCTCTCATCTAAGGAGATGCCCATACTGTGCTTATACCAGAGGTCAAGACACTCATGTGCTAGTGAACCTGTTTTGAGGTTATCGGATGTAATAGCGGGCTCTAACCTAGGCTCATGGAACCATCTCCACTTACATTTCGCAGGACAGAAATTATAATCCCCTAAGAGACTTCCTCTATATATCCGATCTGTCTCTTCTGGCATGGTATTAGCCTCCTTTCTTAGGCAGTAACTTAGACAGGTCAGAGGGAATGTAGGTCTCATTACTGAAGCTACTCCTGGCATTCCTCCGCTTATCAGGTTTAGTCATACACCTGAATGTGGCCTTGCCGTCTTTTGTAACTACCACCTCCAAAGCATACATCTCACTGAAATACCTGCCTACTTCATGAGCATACTTCCCATCAACAGAGACTGGCACCATTATCTGCCCTGTTATCTCATCCCTGATGATTTTTTCATGGTAGGTGATTATGACGTGCTTGTAGTGTGGTACTCCCAATATTGATTCTGTCAGTTCGTCGTGCATGGTATACCAACTATCCCAATCACCATATTCAAAGTGGTGCTTCTTACATAAGAATAACATATAGCGCTTCAGGTGTGCACATACCCTACTATAGCTATCGACAGCCAGGATATCGGCAGCGGGCTCACTATCATACATGTCATTAATAATGGTAACGAATTCCAAATATCCCTCGGGCTGCTTCTTAGGAAAGCTTCCTGGCTTCTTGGCCCTATCTAGGAGGGATTCCTCTACTAGTAGGGAGTTAATTGGAATAACGTTAATCTGGCCATCGGCTATGTAGTTACGTAAATTAGCCATATCTTCAACCTTCTTATCAGTATCGATAAGGTCAACAGTATAGCCAGCCTTACAAGCACTACTGATCATGGTTGTCTTACCACTACCAGGTGGTCCTACTAATGCGAAGCTAGACATCTGCGTCACCTCCCTTATTACGGCTTTCTCTCAATAAGCTAAAGGCTCCCTCAAAAGAGTCTTTTGCAAAATTGCCCTCATCATCAATATATAGTACATACTCGGTTACACTTAAGCCAGTACTATACTCTACGATAGTACGTGTAACACTATGACACTTCCCCTTAGCCAGTTGCTTTAGTTGCTTCTTTGCTTCGGTTATCTCCATCCTAATACCTCCTTAATCTTTAGCTGGTTCATCTAGCTCAGGAGTTGGGAAGGCCAGCTTAGGAGGCGCATCCCTACGTACTCCATCGGCTCCAACTTCCTCAGTACTGAGGTGTATCCTCAGCCCTTCTGGGAAGGGAGGAGTCGGATAAGTCCAACCTCTAAGGGTCATAGTGCCTATTAGGTGCTTACCATATCTTGTATCAACCTCCTGATAGGTGGCATATTCCTTAGTTTGTTTGGTTCTCTTCATACTGATTTGTGGCATTTTATCTCCTCCATAATGCATAAGCGTTATCTGTTTCCCATACTTGAACGCTTTCTAGACAGATTTCTGACTCAAAAACTCCAATATCTCTAACAATCTCCCTAGCTAACTCAGCAGCAAACACCTCACAAGTAGGAAACTTCATATAATCATTGAGGCACTTGTGGTCATACTGCCGGAGTGTTGGTAGTACTAACTTATCCAGGGCTTTGAAGTCTATTACCATAGAGCCTGCTAAGGTTTGCATAGGGCCCATAGGCCCACTAACTCTCACATCTATTTTATAAGTGTGTCCATGCATCCTCCCACAATCAGAATGTCCTGGTAGGTAGTGAGCGGAATGTATTGTATATTGCTTACCTATTATCACTTATCATCACCTCCTTGTCTTAGTGCCGCAATATCAATCTCATGATGTAGCTGGGTAATTCTAGCAAGACCGATACCACTTTTAATAGCTAACTTCCGCATTAAAGTTGTAACTACCTCTTGCATAGGTCTGCTAGTGCCCTTCTTTTTCGTATGCATTAATCACCTCCTTGATCATGCGATTTGATAACTTCCTTATGAAGTTGTTTAATTTTACTGAGAGGGAGCCCACTTTTAATAGCCAAATCTCTCAGTATGATTGCAATTATCCCTTGAAGAGGTTTACTGGTGTCCTTCTTTCTCTTCGCATTCCAGCTCATTAATCTCCTCCTTAGTAAAGAACCTAACACCGAAATTATCCCTTAGGAACTTTCGGTACTTCACACTTCCCCTAGTTGCTAAGATGTTAATATAAGCATGAACAACTTCATGAGCCACATAGAGTTGTACTAGCTCTTCTTCTGTTTTTGCCTCAGAGAGTAGATAGTCCACTTTGTGATTCCGTATTCTCGGCAAAGCTCTTCTGAGGGTCTCTCTAGCACTTCTGGGGAAGTCTTTGCCACCTCCCGTAAGAGACTCATTCTCTGTGCTCCGCCCTTTGGCCTTATCTGTATCCCATACTCTCTCAGTTTGTTTCTTATACATTGTGATGTCACCTTACATAACTCTGCTATCTCACTTGCTGATAGTAGTTGCTGAAGATATAGGGTGTTTAACATCTCCTCGGGGCTGCTGTAGCCTAAGGAGTTGGCTATTAAGTACCAGTTTTCCATATTGGGCCCACGGCCTGAAGAACCAGGATGATTCCCGGCCCTTCAGGCCTCCTTCCTACTCCGTAATCATACCTCTCGCCTTAGCCTCAGCCTCGAGGGCTTTGAAATAGGCATTCCGCTTCTTCTGGTAGGCAGTACGCTGAGCCTTGATGGTCTTCGCGAACTCTGGATCTGCATCCATTTTAGCTTTCCGTTTCTCCTGATAAGCCTTCCTCTGTGCTTTAACACGCTCAGCATACTCAGGATCACTAGCCATTTTGGCTTTCTGTCTCGCCCACTGGTTCTGATCAGGATGGTCCTTGGTGTATTGCTTACGCTTCTCATTCTGAACCTCACGCTTCTCCAAGAACTCTAACAACTCCTCATCAGTTATCCCGGCGGTATCGTACTGCTCTTCTTCCGGTACCTCTGATAGCACTTCCTTTGGTGCTTCCGGTACTACTTCCTCCGTCACTTTAGTTTGTTTCTTCGCCATGATTAATCACCTCCTTTCCTGTTTTAGTATTAAGGGGCCCAAGGCCCTGGGTGCCTAGCTTGGCTTTCAGCAATAGTTGCTCTAGGATGTTCGGATCACTTATTACCTTCCTCGTGAGAAGGGCCTTCCACTTGCCGTTGGGTTGCTTTATTAAGTTCAGGAGGTTATGTCCCTCCTCATAGAGCCCTTCTAGGTAGCTGACTCCCATTACCATAGCCAATCCTCCAGCTGATGTTGTGTGCCAGTTGATTATGCACTTCTGGCCGTTAATAGGATCAAGGAAGTTTCGGTTTGCCATAGGACTCCTTCTTCTCCTTATCGGTCCTTACGAGATACTCACCTAGCAGTAGCAGTATTATTAGCAATAGCCCAATAGCCACTTAATCCTCCCTCTTAGCGATTACGCCAACTTCCTCAATCTTGAACTCCTCATTAGTAAACTTATCAAAGAGGATGTCCTCTCCCAGCTTCAGGACAGCTTTAACCAACTCCTCCGCCCTCCCTCTCACGGAAGCTTCCTCCTCACCCTCTTCCTGTCCTATTGATATCTTAATGCCTATTAGGTATTTCATATAGTACCTCCTTGGTGTCGTATGATACTGGGCCTTTCAGGCCTGCGCATAAGCCACGGGATCCTTCATGCCAGCGTCAGCGAAGCCCTTTAGTCGAATCTTACAGCTCTCGCATCCTCCACAGGCCTTACTGCCCATTGGACTATAGCAGCTCCACGTCTGTGAGTAGTCTACGTTCAGGTGAAACCCAGTGCATATAATGCCCGCTTTGGACATTGTTAGTAGTGGTGCGTGTATCCTAACTGCCTTAGGACGTTCGTAGGTCTTAGCCATTTGCTCAAAGGCCCTTAGGAAATCCTCTCGACAATCAGGATAGCCACTGTAATCTATGGCATTAGCTCCGATGAAGATGTCATAGGCTCCGATAGTCTCAGCATAGCAAAGAGCCAGCGATAGGAGTATGGCATTCCGGGCCGGCACGTAGGTAGTGGGCAGACCATTCCTACAGGCTTTAGTGCCTACTAGGCTACTGCCTGCTATACTACTAAGATCCATTGTGACTAGCTTATGACTAGCTGCTAGCATCCCCTGAGTCATAGCATACCCCAGCTCTATGCTATGCATCTGTCCGTAGTTAATACTCAGCGCATAAGGTTCAAAGTCCTCCTCCTTAGCGATTGCTAATGCCGTAGCACTGTCTAAGCCGCCGGATAATAACACAATTGCTTTCGTATCGGTCATGATGTTCCTCCTATTAGGCTTTTGTTTTTATATATTTATATTATAACCTCGATTATTATATAAATCAAGCTTAAAATATTTAATGATTTCAACTAGTTAGAGTACTATATCTATAACTACTTGAAATCATTGAATAAATTTAAAAACACTATATAAATCAACTAGTTATAAAAACTCTAACGAAATCACATAGTTAAGAGGTATTATTAGTTATTATTAAAAAGCCTAATGAAATCAAGTAGTTACAAACTGTTATTCCTACAAACTACTTTAAGGAATACCTCTTAACTAGTTAAAATCATTAAACTAATTAAGATTAAAAACAGGTATCAGGTATTCTTTAATATATAGATATATATCTAAATATATACGTATATCCCAATGATAATAGGGAAGGATGTACAAAAGGATGTGTGTAAAACTAAATAGATATCGATCACTATATGTCTCTCTATATATATATATATATATATATATTATATATTTATATTATCATATTTATATTCCAATATCCCAATATCCATATCCCACTATCCATATCCCACTATCCCAATATCCATATTCCGATCTATAGCTTTAGCTATATATATATTAAGAGAATACCTGATACCTCTTAAAATTCTTAAAAACTCTAATAAAATCAACTAGTTAAGAGGTATTATTTAGTTATTATTAGGTATTATTTATAATAACCTCTAACCTATTGAAATCATTAGAGTTTTTGCTAACTACTTAGAATCATTAGACTTTTTCAAAGAACTCCTCCACTACCTACACAACTCCTAATCCACCCTACCTATTCCTAACTATCTTAGTATTTACAACATCCTCACCATCCCAACATATACTCTCCATTCTATAACTCAAACTCCTCTCACTTAACATCTTCTCTATCAACATCTCCACTTCTTCAACATTATCTTCATCCAACTCTATAGTTATAGTCTTTCTCATATCACACCCTCCTAATTATTAACATACTCAACTTCTGTACCACTAACTAACTCCACATCTTCAAAACACTCAATCATTAAATCCACCAACTTCTCTAACTTCAATATTTTCTCCCAAGACTCATCCTTTAACTTTAACTTAATCCTTAGTTCATACATATTACATCCTCCTATTCAAATTTATTCTCCAAACAACACCTTACCTAACAACTCTACTAAATCTCCAACACAAGTCCACTTATCCTCTCCTAAATTATCTAATACTACATCCATCTCCTTAACTAACAACTTCCTCTTCTCCTTAGTTACACTCTCATCAATTAATCCCTCCAACCCTACCATCACATCTTCTTTACAAAACCACATATCATCTCCCCAAAAACGATTTCTCAACACTTTCCTTAATTTTCTCATCAACAACAACTCTTTAGTCATATCACAATCTCCTTATCTTATGATTGTAAGAGGGAAGGAATACATAGTTCTATCCACTACATATTCCTTCCCATTATACACTATTCCACTATACACTACCCCTTCAACTTCTCTAACAATTCCTCCAATTCACTCAATTGATCCATTGTATCTTTCTCATCTACTAATTCCTCATCCAAATCATTATACAAACATTCCATAGTATTCTCCAAACTCTCTCTTAACAATACTACTTCCCTATCATCTAAATCCATACTACTTCACCTCCTTCCCTTCCATATTCCCAACTTCCAACTTCCTACATCAATCCTCTCTCTTTACATAATGATTCCAATTCCTTCCTCTTAAGATTCCTCTTCCTATTATATTCCTTCCTTTTCTCAATCTCAATCCTTCTCTTCTCTACGAACAACTGTAATTCCTCATCACTATAATCTTTAACATCCTTATTCATAGTCATATCACAATCCTCCATTAATTAATTAGTTATACAAGCTAACTTATAATCTTATTATAATATGGATTTATAATAATATCAACATTAAAAACTTCAATAATATTACATAGTTATAAAGATATACTTATAACTATATAGAATTATTGAAGTTTTTATTTGATATTGGGTAGGCATATATAGATAGTTAGTATGTAGATAGATAGTAGGCAGATAGAACTACCATACATAGATAGATAGTAGGTAGATAGTATTACCATCCACACTAAGTTAGTTCCTCCTACCTTCTTACCCACCACTAACATAGTTAAACCATCACAACTTAGTTAGTACTATCTAACTTCTCTCACTACTCCTTCCTTCCTACCTACTCTCTACCTAACTACTACCATCCTACAGAAGATAGGTCCACCTAACATTATCACACAATCCTACCCCCCCACCATCACAAAACCATCCCCATATCATCGTCATTACCTGCTTTCGGAATATATCCACTGTGGAGGATAATGTTGATTGAGGGCCAAATGGGCCAGTGGGCCAGTGGGCCAAATATCCGATTATAAATTGTTGGTCTTAGGCCAATATATGTTGGTTGCTTACTAAGGCTAAATAGGCTATAATAATAACATGAATGACAGCAGCAGCCTGACTACACAGGAACTCATAATAATGGCTATGTATCAGATTGGCAATGGGCCTACGGCCATAGCTCTGCGATGCGGCTTGGATTCGGCTACGGTACAGAACTTCCTAAAGAGTCCTAGGGCCATTGCCTATCGTCTCGAACAGGAAGAGGCTACTGATCAGCTTATGGCTGGGTTATACCGGGACGGTGCTGAGGCCTTGCGCCGAGCACTAGTGCATCCTGATCTGAAGTATAGCCTGAAGGCCGCGGAGCTAGTATTCAAGGTCCTCGGCAAGATGAAGCCTGAGGGAGCAGAGTCCGATGGTCCCCAAGTCCATATAGATAAGATACTGCAAATAATCCAGCAACCGCCTTCAACACAAGAACTAAAAGAGGCTAAGCAATATTGTGCAACCAGAACAATTAGTGCGCCTACGCAGACAGTTTCGCGAGCTGTTGCAGATAGCGAATAAAGAACGTACTACAGTTCCATTCGACTTGAATGAGCATCAGTTAACCTATCAAGGCAATAAATCTACAAGGGATGTGCTTCTCAAGAGCCGTCAAATGGGCTTTTCTACCTGTATCCTTGGTGAGAAGTTCCTCAAATGTATTAGCGTCAGAAATACCAAAGCAGCCATTATTAGCCACGATAATAAATCCACTGAGCAACTATTTATGCACGTTCACTTCTTTGAGAAGCACTGCCAAGTCCCAATTAGGACAAGCCGCTCTAGTAGGTATGAGATGGTCTTTCCAGATACTGATAGCACTTTCTACGTGGGCACAGCTGGAGCTAGGGAATTTGGCCGTGGAGATACTATCACCGATCTGCATTGTAGTGAGTTTGCTTTTTGGCCTAATCCAGAGAAGATTGTTCGTGGGCTATTTCAAGCAGTGCCCAAGACAGGGCATATTGTTCTTGAATCTACTGCTAATGGTTATGGCAATAGCTATCACAGGAGGTGCCTGCAGGCTCTTAAGGGAACCAGTACTTGGAAGCTGCACTTCTATCCTTGGTACATTGCAAATGAATACCAGCTCTTCACAGATAGTGACTTTGCTCCTTCCGAAGAGGAACTGCGGTATGCCCTAAAGGTAAAGGAGGCCACTGGTGTTACCCTGACTAGCAATCAACTCCTATGGAGGCGCTTGAAGATTGAGGAGTTTGGAGAGGATCGTCAGGCCGGCATTACTCCAGAGAGATACTTCGAGCAGGAATATCCCCATAACTTCGACTCGGCTTTCCTGACCTCCGGTAGCAGTATCTTTGCTCAACTTGGTATTGATTCTGCTATACCACCTAAGCCACCGACTCCCCTCTTTGCCAATGGCTATGCTCAAAGCCCAGATACTATCAATCCCGCACAGGTTTCCTACCATCCTCCGAAGGCTAGTGCGCAATATGTCATAGGGGCTGATCCTGCAGAGGGCCTAATGCAAGATGAATCGGTGGCGGAAGTACTGGAATGCTGTAGACAGCCAAAGCAAGTAGCTGAGTATGCCAGCGCTGAGGTAGCACCGGATGAGTTTGCTTATGTCTTGGCCAAGATGGGCAAGAAGTATAACAATGCCAGGATAGTAGTTGAGCGTAATAATCACGGGCTTGCCACCCTATCCATCCTTAAGAGGATATATCCAATAGGCCTTATCTACAAGGAGAGGCGCTTAGCTACTCGTGATCGCAGTGATCCTACTGGGGAGGTATTAGGAATACGTACTACGCTGAACAAGGCCAAGATGGTAGATGATCTCTATGCCTTGCTCAGAGATGGTCTTACCTACTACAGCGCCTTCCTTGACGATGAACTAAAGTCCTTTGTTGAGATAAGGAGCCAAACTGGACACATACTCCTAAGAGCTCAAGAGGGTTGCATGGATAATAGAGTTATGGCTTTAGTTATGGCTTCTCAGGGTTACCTATCTATGCATAGGTCTATATCCACACCCAGTGAGAAGGTTATTCCTTTTAATAGTGTGGCAGCAATGCATAAGAGGATGAGGAAAACTAGAATAAAGGACAGTCTTATAGATAACTACATTGAGAGGTTTTGTTAATATGGCTAAAGCCAGGCCTCTGGCCCAGAATAACCAAACATCTATGGAGGTCATATGTTAGATAGTCCTCTGGGAGATTTAGAGAGCACAGCTGAGGAGGTGAAGTTCACTCCTGTGCGGTATACCAACTGGGCCAGTATTATAGGAGGCCTCGTCACTAGGCGTCGTACTACCGAGAATAGGATGACTAGGATATATAAGAACTACCGAGGTAATCAGCAGATACTAGGAGATGAGGATGAGATCATTGTGAATGTGACCTTCGGTGATACTAGGGTGTTGGAATCGATGCTTTACTTTACGGATCCATACATCAGAGTGCGGCCCAGTACTAATCCTAGCATAGCTCCGAAGGCTCAGCTCCTAGAAGGAATCCTAAACTCTATCTGGTACACTGAGAGAATTGGTCGGCAGATAAGGCGTTGCATAGTGGATGCTTGTCTCGTAGGGATCTCTTGGATGCAAGTAGGCTTTAGTGATTATCATGACCCTAATATGCTATATAGAGGAGGTAAGGTATTCGCTAAGCGCAGATGTCCTATTGATCTCTATACAGAGGATGACATCTCCAACTTTGATGAAGCAACCTTCTATGCTCGGAGGGGCTTATACTCTACCCGATGGCTTAAGAGACTCTTTAAGAGAGAGTGGAAAGCTGATACAGATACCAATGTCTTTCAGCGTCGTGGTGTTAGCGGACGTAAGTCCACACAAGCGATGCTCTATGAGGTAGAGGACTTAGTTGAGAAGCGGCTATTCATAATGTCCCCACAGCATAAAGCAATAATACACGAGACAGCTCTTCCTTATGATTATTTTGAAGGCTCAATGTATGTGCCCTTGGCATTCGTAGATGATCCTGAACAGCTAAATCCTATCAGTATGACTGAGATTATAAGTGGTCAGCAAGATGAGCTTAATCGTATTAGGACTCAGCAAATGCGGCACAGGAAGAGATATAATAGACGCTATCTAATGGAACGTGGGGCCATGAAAGATGAGGAGATTGCAAAGGTAGAAGCAGGGGAAGATGGAGTAATTGCCAAGACAGAAGGGAGTCCTAAAGGTGTAGTAGTTCCTATTGAGGATGCCCCTCTGGACTTGGGAGGTACTAGGGACTATCAATTAGATATAAAATCAGACAGGAGAGAGATCCTAGGTATCAATGAGTACCTAAGAGCTGGGGCTGTTCCTAGGACGAAGACAGCTCAAGAGGCTAGTATGATACAGCAAGGTAGTAACATCAGAAGTCAGAACTTGGCCTGTTACCTACACGAGTTTGTAGTGGATATAGCTAGACGGCTCTCACTCATTGTACAGCATGAGTATGATGATATCAACTACTTACCAAAGCAAGAGGGAGAGGTTGTCTCTTGGACCAAGGAAGATATTGCAGGAGACTTCGAGGTAGAGATTGAACTAGGCAGTACACTTCCTCCGCAGCCTATTCCTTATGAGACACTCCTCAATCAGGGCAAGACTCCACCTGGGCAAGGAGGTATGCCGGGAGGTATGCTAGGGGCAGAAGGTGCTATGCCTCCGGAGGGAATGGGATGAGTATAACTGGAACTTATAGGATGGTAAATGGAGCACTAATCAGGATATCTGTTAGGGTGCCTAGAATTGGTGCCGTCACAAGTGACTTATGTTCCTTTGCTAAGCCTTACTGGGATACGAATATTGGAGATGATCCAGTATACCTCAGTTCAAGGAAACAGAAGGCAGAACTACTTAGAAAACAGGGACTAATTGAGAAATCCAGAGTACATGGAGGAATTGACGAATGCAAGAGAAATCAAAAAAAGACGTACTTCGATCTGTCAAAGGAATGATTCTTCGTATGGTAAAAAAACCAAATAAAGATCAGAGAGGGGCTTTAGTGGAGGCGTTAAAAACCTTCAGAGCTAAGGCTACTCCTAAGGCCTAATAGGGCCAATTAACCTGGCGTTAGCTATGTTCCGTAACTAAGAGTAGTTGCCGATGTAATAGCTACGCAGAAGAGGAGGTACAAATGCCACCAGAGCCTGAAGGAACAGAAGACCTGCAGCCTCAAGAAGGTAGCGAAACTGGAACACCTGATACTGTATCATTGGAGAAGTATAATGAGCTACTAATCCAGGCGCAGTCCAGTCAGGAAAAAGCACAATTACTTGATGAACTATTAGCCGATCCACAATTTCAAACTTTTGTAAACGCAGCACCTGAAGATAGGGGTAAGGAGCCAGTTAAGGCCCTTCCAGCTAAAGCCCCTCCCAACCAGCCTGATCTTGTAGCAACACTGCAAGAAGCTATAAGACCTCTCAAAGAGGATATAGCTAGTATGAAGGAGACATACACTAAGGATCAGGAGGTTAGTTGGGCCAATGAGGCTCAGCGAGAGATTAAGGTTATGAGTACTGATAAGGAGAACTTTCCTTTCTTCAAAGAGGTCTCGGAAGAGATGACGAAGCTTATGGAGAGTGGCAGAGCTCTCAATCTCACAGATGCTTACCGCCTCGCTGCTTTTGGTAAGGCAGAGGCTCAAGGCAGAAGTAAGATCCTAAATAAGAAGGCTAAGCAAGTCGGTATTCTGCCTGATAAGCAAAGGGAAGTTGATAATAAAGATGCTGGGAAGGCCGCTCTTAGTCCGGGAGGAAAGAGGTCTCTTAGGAGCATTCTTGATGATGCTGCGGATAAAATAGGACTTGATATTGCGGAAGGCGAAGAAGGAGATTAACCAATGTCGACACATCGTGTAGATACAAGAACACTAAATGCACTACTCACTACCACCTTGGATGATTACTCCGCTGAGATGGCTGATACTATATTCTCTTCTAACTATCTCTACTACATGTTAAAGAATAAGGGATGTTTTAAGAGTCAAGATGGTGGAGCTTATCTTAGGCGGCCTGTTATGTTTCAGGCTAATAGTACTGCCAAGTGGTACTCCGGATATGATCCGCTGGACGTTACGCCACAGGATGGTATGACTGATGGAATGTATCCGTGGGCATCTTTAGCTGATTCAGTTTCTATCAGCAGAGAGGAGGAACGTAAGAATAGCGGAAGGAGTCGTCTTATCGGGCTCCTGGAGAAGAAGATTCTTCAATCGGAGAGCACCTTGATTGAGGAAATGAACACTGCTTTAAATGGTGAAGGGAAGTATAATATTTCCCAGACTACCAAAACTATGGCCGGCCTACAGTCTCTTATTCCAGAAGCGCCTGCTTCATTTGACGCTGGAGGTCTTGACGGAGATAATACGTGGTGGCAGAATAAAGTAAAAGGTAATGCAGGAACTACCTTCACCTGGGTCTATGATCTTGGTGATACGCCTGCTGAGCCTACCGGCGTTGCTGCTATGCGGCATCTCTATAACAACACTAAGAAGGGGCCCGGAGGACCTCCTAGTATTGGTGTCGGTAATCAGTACTTAATTGAGAAGTATGAGGGAGGCTTAGCAGTACAGCAAAGATTCAGTGATGAGAAGGTGGCAGGCGCTGGCTTTGATAATGTAAGATTCAGAGGCTCTACTTTATCTTGGGATGAAGATATAGCCACGGCTAGTATCACGAAGGCTCAAGGGCAGGGTACGTATGCGGTATTGTACTTCATTAACCCCAAGACTTTTGAGATTATCTATGACTCTCAATCACTCTTTGCACACGAGGGGTTTGTAAGGCCTGAGAACCAGACGGCAAGAACATCCCTGATTGTATTCATGGGGAATAGCACCATAACCAATAGGCGTAAGTGTGGTTTGATGGTTGATGCAAATGTAACAGATATTGAATAAGCTTCTAAACAAGCCCTTAGGGGCAAACAAGCCGTAAGGCAAAAAGGAGGTACTACAGATGTTGTTTCAAAGAATAAATCGCACGGATCCAGAGAAAGTGTTCGTCATTGTTAAGAATAGTTATTCCACTGCTTCCTTAACAAATGGACAATCGGCACAGTGGGACTATGTCACGGATGCTGATGGCATCGCAGTAACTAAACCGGCGGCCACTGTCAATGGGCTGGGCGCTCCTTCCTTCGGAGGGATCATCACTCAGACTATTGCATCCGGGGACTATGGACTAATGCAGGTATATGGGCATCACACCGCTATCAGGGCCAGAACTACTACCGGGGGAGCTCCTGCAATTGCCAAAGGTACGGCTCTCAGGGGGCCGATTGCGGCAGCTTTTTGCATGGAGTCCGTCACTGTAACTGGTACGGACTCGAATTGCTTCGCAATGGGAATTGCTGGTGCTGCCAATGCCACTTGGACTACTGCAGCGATTGCTGGCTTTATTCGTGCAATGTAATATAGTTACTTGAGGAGGTGACGTATGAACTATCAACTATTAACAAACCTATGGAAGTTTAAAACGCCTAATAAGATTGCGGTACGTTGTGGGTCCTGCCATAGGCTATTAAGTTTAAAACAGTGTCTCAAGGGTGGCTGCAAATGTGGTCACCGTGAGATGCGTGAAGCAAGATGCCTAACTTTAAGGGAGAGATTTAAGATTAAATTTTTAGGTTTTAAGCCGGCCTTAGCAGATGGTGATGTGGGCAAGAGATTAGACACACCTAGGGATATGGGAGGTGTTCAATGAAAAAAAGGGTGATGATTGGAATACCTGCTTTTGCTGGTGTTGATGGAGAGATACTTGAGGACCTTATGTGCTTAGCCTTTCATCTTGGCAGGCGAGAGCCTGAGTATGACTTCTTCCTTAAGGTGATTAGCAAGAAGGAACAGTTCAGGGCTAGGAACTTCCTAGTCAATATGGCCTTGGCTGGTGGCATGGATTATCTTTGGATGTTGGATGATGATATGGTCATTCCTCCTAATGCCTTCAGTCGATTAATAGCTCATGGTAAGGAAGTTACGGGGGCCCTATACTATCAAAGAACACATCCTTATAATCCTGTTATGCTTAGAGCTATTAAAGGAGCCAGAGGTACTGTCAGGCATGAGTGGATTCACGACTTCAAGAGGGGTCTAATACCTGTGGATGTTATTGGTGGCGGGTGTATGTTATTTGATATGAAGGTGTTTAAGAATATGCCCGAGCCTTACTTCTGGATTGATGGAATAATTGGTACTGATATCTACATATGTACTAGGCTAAAGGAGTTAGGATATCAGCCCTACTGTGATACTACTCTGGAGTTAGGTCATCTGGGAGAGAGGCAAGTAGTTACTGGTAATGACATGTCTGTTAGCGTACGTAAGTTCGGGAGCTATGCTGCGGAGTTTGTTAGTGATGTTCAGGAATACTTACATATGACTCCTGATATGTATGAGGAGAAAGTCTCTTATGCTATAGCATCTAGGGAGGTGGTGTGGAATAGCAAGAAGCGTGGGACTCCAGAGGAGATTGCTAGTTATTACCGGGAGCAGGGAGCAATGAATATTTTGAGCTGGAGTTGGTATAATACTCAGGATAAGTGGTCAAGGGACTTCTACCCACAATTCATGGAGGCTACTTGGTTGAAGGCACTAGGAGTTAAGAAGATATTGGAGTTTGGTTGTGGGCTTAGTCTTCTGGGGGTGTCGCTATGTCAGCAAGGCTTTGAGTTAACCTGTGCTGATCTTCCTAATGTTGCAACTATGGACTTTGCTAAGTGGAGAGCTAAGAAGTATGATATAGCATCTAGGTTTATTGACTTGCTCCACGGAATACCTGCCTGCGGTAAGCAAGATGCTATTATGCTATTTGATGTAATTGAGCATCTGCCTGATCCCTGGAATACTCTTAATAAGCTTATGCTACTACTAAATTCAAAGGGGGTGATAATAACAGATGCCCATATGAAGACCTTTGCAGGTGCTGAGCAAGGATCACCGCAGCACCTAAAGCGCTATGATAGAGATACCTTTGCTTTAGATTTATGTAAGAAGTTCAATATGGTACAAAGTTTAAATAATCCTTATTTATTTAGGAGGGCAACATAATGGGAACACAAGAGAGAACAATTGTTTGTATGGCGATAAGAGTTATTAAGAAAGTAGGTCTGTTAGATATGTTAAAGAAGGCCGCTGAAAAGACTGAGAATGGAGCTGATGACATGGTTGTCTCTTTGCTCATTAGCGCGATTGAGATGGCCGATACGGTGATTTGTCAAGCAGAGGAGACAAATCTATGACAATACTAAGAATTATAAAGAAGACGGCTATGGTGGTGTGTGTTGTACTACTACTTGCCCCGTTTGTGTTTGGCCTACCACATACCAATAGCTATAAGGCAGTATGGGATGCCAATACTGAAACAGATTTGGCTGGATACTACCTTTATTGGAGAGTGGTTGATGGAGTATTTATTGCTACAGATAAAATTGATACTCAGCTCATTACTGAGTGTGACCTCTCTGCTGTGCCTTCTGATACTATACTAGCAGTAACAGCTTATGATACATCAGGGAATGAATCGGGATACAGTAACGAAGTAAATTTTACGAAGGACCTCTTGGCCCCGGCTGCACCAGGTGGTCTACAGATAGCAGTCGAATAATAAGAATAGAATGGTGAGGAGGTAGTATGGAGCACAAACAAACCTTTAAGGTGTTCGTAAAGCCCGGGTGAGGTAAATGCACTAGACTGGTCAGTCAGTACGATGGTTGTGAAATTTACAATACAGATTCCCCTGAAGGACTTGCGGAGGCCTCCTATTATGGTATTAGTAGAGTTCCTGCCGTAGTCTGTCTTAATGAGCATGATCAGCAGCTTTGGAAGAAAATAGCCTTATAAGTGAGGATGAATAGTGAAAAGATTAGTTTGGTTTTGTTGGCTGTTGTTAGTGATTGGAGCTCTGGTTAGTGGTATGCGAGGAACTGCTGTGGCAGATACTGCTAGCAATGATTATTGCATTGGATATCTTGACGATGATACTGATTGTGAGCCGGTATTTGCTGGTGCTACTTGGCCTGCGACTGCACTCAGAACTTATGTTAGAAAATGGATAGCTACAACGGATGGGGTGGTTGAAAGAGTTCATCACAGATTTGGGGCTGATATCACACATGCAGGGTGTAAGGCCGTGGTATTTGAAGGAGTGACAATGAAGGCTTCTGTGGCTTTAACCCCTGTTGCTAACAGCTGGGTTTGGAGTGATGCGTTAGTCGCGAAAGACGGACAATCATTGAGTTTTGAGGAAGGGGACGAATTATATTTTGGGGTCACTGTAACCCCTGATCCTAGTATTCACTATGCGTACAAAACAGCAGGAACAAATTTTTATTTAGCTAGTGTTTATGACGATGATCCTTTGAACTGGAGTTATTCTGCTATAAATCTAGCCACTATATTAGAATACTCAGTAGGGATTTCAGATGTTTATACCGAAACGTTTTATATGTCAGCGGCCGGAGATGCCTCCGCTCCTGAAACGGTAGCTGGGGCCTGGGATCTGAGCGATGTGAATACAGCAGGAAATTGGGCCGCTGTTGACTCGGATGATGGGAAACTGGGGCCGAATGATAGATTGATTGTATTGGATGATGACGGAGTATTTAGGGGAGAACTAGAGATTCAGCAATCTGGGCTTATCACTAAACCTATTACAATAGTTGCAGAGGAAGGAGGTACACCGACTTTCTATGGTTCCCAGGATTATGATAGCGTTGGGCAATGGAATGATTTAGGTGCTAATCTATGGGCAACTGCTAACAGCACTTTTGCCGTTGATGTTGGGTTTATCCTTTTTGGAGTAGAAGCGCAAAATAGCGTAGGGACTAAGGTAGAGGCACAAGTGGATTTAAATGCCCTTCGGGAGTTTTTCCATGACACCGTCAATGATAGGGTGATTATCTATTCAACGGCAAATCCTTCTGGTTTAGCTAATGGAATTGAGATAGCCTACTCCCCTAACGATCAATATGATTATCTGCTTCAAATATATGATAAGGATTACATTACTATAGATGGACTTACACTAAAATATTTTAATCCTCATGGTGTACAGGTATCTAGGTGTAAAGGCATCACGCTTCAGAATATGCAGGTTAGTTATGGGGGAGGCCAGTATCTTGCTGGCACTACTAGGTATGGGAACGGTATTGAGTTTTGGTGTCATACAGAGGATGTTGTTTGTGATAATAACACAGTAACACAAATATTCGACGCAGCTATCTCAGTACAGATTTCAGGAGCTGGGTGCGATGATTGCATAAGGGATAATATTAGAATAAGGAATAATACCGTTAGTTATTCCGGGGCTGGCATCACCTATATTCAATCTGCGGGTGGGACAACTGCTGATGATGATATTTTAATTTCATTAAATACTATTTCAAATAGTGGGCAAGGATGGAGTGGGACGGATACTAACGAACATTGTTCTGGGGCGGAGTTAAATAAAACATCCACAGGTACATTGACTAATTTTCTTTTCTCTCGTAACACTATTGATGTATGTGGTCCCTATGAAGATCCATTGGGTGGCTTAGGAATCATGACTCAAGGTGGTGCATTTGATATTAAGTGGAATAAGATTTCAAATACTATGAATTGCGGGATACGTGCCACTGAGGCTGGTGGGGAGCAGTATAGTGGGGATATTATTGGGAATTTAATTATTGATACCGATAAAGACGGGGTTTGGGTAACTAATGCTACGGATGAAGCAAATCCGGGAACACTTAATATCTTGAATAATACCATTTACGATGTAGCAGCAGCCTCCATTGGCTTTGACCTAGATGCTAATGTAGATAAGGTTAATTTTAAAAATAACATCATTAATACTGGGGCAGCAGCAAGAGCTATATGGGTAAGTCCTGATGCTACAAATTTAGATTTTGATTACAACCTCTACAACAACACCGAGGGGGAACTTGTTAAATGGCAAGGAACTGCTTATACAATAGCAGAATGGGAGGATTATAAAACCGCTACATCACAAGATACCAATTCCTTAACTCCTGGTGTGGCCCAGTTCAAGGATGCTGCGGGTGGAGATTTTAGTTTACGTTGGACTTCTCCTTGTATAGATGCCGGAGTGAATGCGGGGGTTACAGAGGATTATGCGGGTAAGGCTACTCCTATTAGAGGAGCTTTTGATATAGGAGCTTTTGAAGTATATAGAGAGGTTTGGTTTAAACGTCTTTTACATAGATTAGGTTTAGGATTGTAAGGAGGTATTATGTCGGTTAATATTATTAGGAGTAAGTATTGGAGGCTTCAAGTAGCAGGAAGGATTACGGATAAGCCTGTTACTATTGCTCACGCAGTATGGTCTGGAGTAGGTACTGATGGGGATGATCTTGTCATTACTGACTTAAGTGGTGATAAGAGAACTACTCGTAAAGGTGTTTGTGGTCTTGATACTCTTATATGGCCTGGATTAGCTAGTCAAGAAGGCTTTATCTTGGCTACTCTTGATTCAGGTACACTTGAAGTCGAACTTGCTTAGAAAGGAGGTAGTTATGAGTCTCACTATTAGAGAAAGGAATCTATTATCTTCTGTAGATTCTGATGGTCTTAGAAAGCCTTTGCACTGGTTTGAAACCTTTATTAATGCGCAGCAGTACATGGAGCCTAGGCCTATGTCTGTTATTAACGCTGATGGAGTTGATGCTGAGGTGGGGTTTAATAGAATAGTGGAAGTAATGCCTGAGCTATACTATGGCACAGATACGGATGTGGCATCCACAGCAAAAGCAACTGGTGGTATTCTTGCCCCGCTAACCTAGGGAGGTATGAAATGCAGTTCTTAAAGCAATCAACTGCTGTCACACTTAAGATAGGCCCCTTCCTTGATGATACGGACTTCAAAACTGCTGAAACTGGGTTAACCATAACTCAAGCCGATGTTAGAATTTCAAGGAATGGTGGAGATCTATTTCAGAAGGGCAGTGCTACAGCGTGTACGCATGATGAACTAGGTATTTATGGATGTCCAATAGACGCTTCTGATACGGCCGTATTAGGGAGATTGCAATTATGGGTACATGAAGCAGGGGCTTTGCCTGTATATCATGAATATATGATTGTACCTGATAATATTTATGACTCATATTTCAGCACTGATAAGTTAGAGGTTGATCTCCTGCAAATCGGTGGTGATAGCCAGAGTCGAACTGACCTCAAAGATCTTATCGATACTGGATATGACCCTGTCACACATAAGGTTGAAGGAGTAAAGCTTACTGATACTACGACGACAAATACAGACACGGTTACAGTTGATCAGGTCAATGCGCAGGTCCTTGATGTACTAAATGTAGATACCTTCGCTGAGCCTGGGCAAGGAACGCCAGCAACTACAACAACCCTTGTTGAGAAGATCGGCTACCTATATAAGTTCCTTAGGAATAGAATTACCAACGACGGCAGTACTACCGAAGTCTATAATGATGGTGAAGATACTGTTGATCATAAAGCTACTGTAAGTGATGATGGCACAACCGTAACTAGAGAGAAGTTTGGGAGTGGTCCATAATGACTGCTAACGAGAAGCTATCTTTACTTGCGTGGCTGCAACCGTGGAGTATTCCTCTTCCGAATCCAGATGGTGTATTGGAGCGGGGGGACCTTCCACACCTAATCTGGGGAGCTAGTGTGATACGTTGGAACTCTAGCTACACAGAGATAGCCGAGGGGGCTGTAGCAGTGGTAGCTCCGGCAGCACTACTTGCTATACCCGTTGGTTGGTGGTCTGAGGGCTATTGGGCTTTGCCACTATCCTGGTGGGATGAGCCTTGGTGGGGAAGAGGTTGGTGGGCAGTAATGCACGAATGGTGGGGTGGTACTGAGTGGGTTACTCGCAGGAGTGGCAGAGATGTTTAATGCATGTCCAAGGAGGTAATTAATGAAGATGTCGTCGGAGACTATAATTGCTGAGGCTAGATCTTCCTGGATTGAGCCCTCAGCTGGCTTTATTACAGAAGCTGAGACCTTGAGGTGGTTAAATATGGCTGAAGCTGATTTTGTCAGATACACAAAGTGTCTTAGGATGAAGTGGCCTTTTGGAACTACAGCTGAGCAACAGGAGTATTCCTTTCCTATTGATATGAGGATGTATGAGATCCTTTGGATAACTGTAGAAGGAGAAAGAATAACTCCTACTACTACTGATGAGTTGGATGCCTATAAAAGCAATTGGCGACAGAGCGCAGGAGGATCTACTGGGGAGCCTGAATGGTATTATATAACAGGATCTCATGATGAGCAATTAGGCTTCTTTTATTGTCCTGATGAGGTATACCAAATAGTGGCTTTGATTGTTGAGGACCCTCCTGCAATCTTATCTATTAGCAGTAGCACCTACCCTAAGATTAGGGAAACCTGGCATGAGGCTTTAGTATACTTCGTCGAGTGGCGGGGACATAAGAAGAATAGAAACTGGGAGGCTGCTGGGCAATCAAGGAAGGATTATCAGGTAATGAGAGAAGAAGCTAAGACAGCTTTTGCCTCTCTTATTCCAGAGAGGACAGCGATGCTATCTGGTCCCGAGTATAGACCCTCTCAAAGGAAACTACATTGGCCCAGATGGCCTTCTGGCTACGGAGGAATTACCTAAATGAGTGACTTCGAAAAAATTGAAGTACGACTAAAGCCTCCTTACTCCATGAACAACTACATAGATCCTATCTTTAGAGGTAGGGAGTGCGGAGTGTTCCAAGGGTTAACTAACTTCTTTGTCGATAAGGGATCACTAACTGTTAGATCAGGACTTACCAGGCAGAATGCCAATGCTCTGGAATCTAGTAAGTCAGTACTAGCCCTACATAGGACTAACTACCTAAGTGGTACCAGTCAGATGTATGCGTCCATAGCAGCTAAGCTTAAGTACTATACCGGAGCTGCTTGGTCTGATATGTCTCTCCCTACTGATATCACTCTCACTGATGACGTCAGGGGAGAATTTAGGAACTTCAAGAACAAAACCTATTACACCAACCATGAAGAGCCTATTCTGATGATAAGAGAAGGCTCTCCTCCGACTGTGACTAAGGCTGGATTGCCTGATCCTAATGCCAAGAAAGATATTCAACTATGTGAGGATAAGGATGAGTGGAGTTATCATGCTGGAGGAGGAGGGGGTGCTAAGGCTGATGATCTTGGAATGAATCACTATACTCAAGGAGATCAAGGTGTTAGCTTTTCTCAGACCACTTCAGGAGAGACAGCTACTCTTATTGATGCTTTTGATACATTAGATCTTACAGCATTTGAGGATGGCAGTACCTCCAATGATGAGGACTTCATAGCCTTTACTGCTTTCAGATTCACCAAGCAGGCTATAGCACAACTTAAGATTGAACTATCAACTGGAGGAACAAACTTCGCTAACTCCTTTAGTTGTAATGTGTATAATGAACCTTTGGCTGGCTGGGATTATTGGTCACCTAGGCAGACTAGTATGTCAGCAAGATGGGCGAATGATCCAGCTAATCATAGACTGTTCGATGTCAAGCTAAGGAAGAAGTGGTTTGATGATAGCACAGGTAGTCCTGACTGGTCAGATGTACGAGCTATTCGATTCTCTTTGAAGGGAGATAATAATGCTACTGCAGATGATCCAGCTAAGGTTGTCCTTGATAACATTAGACTACTAAAGACTCCTCCCGTAGTTGCTCCTTATGAACTGCAGATAGCTGAGTTTGAGAGACAAGAGTCTTGGAGCGGAGACTTTGATTGGGTGGATTACTGGGCTACTAAAGGAGTCTCTTGTGCTAAGTTAGCTGCTGGTGAAACTATGACTTGGTCTGGTCTGTCCCTTGATTTATCTGAGTATGCCGATGGTGTAAGTGTTGATGACACTGATACTATACAGATAGATGTAGGAGGACCTGGCTCCTCTACTGCCTACATCACTCTCACTCTAATAGATAGTACAGCCAAAACCTCCGTTTTCATCTTTGGCATCTTATCCATGCTAACAGGAGGGGGAGTTACTAGGCAACTACCTAGATCTGGCATGACCATCTCTTCAGGATTTGATTGGTCCGATATAGCTAGCATTACTATACGTAATGACTTAGCTGACTATGTATACCTAGACAATCTCCGTATTGGACCGGCTAGGCCCCAGATGTGGATTGATCCCTTTATACCTGTTGATAGAATAGCTATTGATGCTTTAGGGGAGTGGTTAGATCCTTGGCTTAGAGATCATCCTCTAGTAGCTGCGATAGCAGGATATGCTTCTGAGTTCTATGAGCAGTTCTGGTATACTACTTCGGGGGAGGGCACTATCACTTATCCGGATTGGTCTCACGGACAATTAGGAGCTTGTAGTATGCGCTTACAGGCTTCTGGAGGAAGCACCTTTAATGTACTTATTAAGAGAAAGCAGAACCTTGACCTGACAGAGTATCGTATATGGGTAGCTAATAATACCTTCGTAACTCCTAGCTTTGCAAATTGGGAAGCTGGCTATTTTGGCTGGCTGAAATTGGTGGAGATAGATGTAAGAGATTCTGATGAGTTTCAGATATGGTTAGCTAGCCCTAATTGGGCTGCTGTAAGAGAGATCAAGTTTAAGTTCTTTTACAATGAGAAGGCGGGTGCTGCTCCTCCCGAAGATCTTCCTGCACTTATAACTGATCCTCCCACTATTAGCATGGAGAACTATTGGGAGTATACTATGAACTACTCTCAAATACAGGAGAAGGTTATAAAGCTTGCTGCTACCAACAAACTGCGAAAGCAGTATGAAAAGATAAAGAACTCAGATGCTGCTAAGGATATCTACTTACGGACCTACTTGCAGGAGGTAGGAGGCTTCACTGATCAAGAACTAGAGAAGATTATTTACTTAGGAGAGGATAAAGAGCGTAGTGGCTGGCAGGCTTCTTTTCTTAGATGGCGAGTTAAGGACCTCGTGCAGTGGCCGCCAGAGGGAGATTATAATGAGAAGAGTAGGCAGTACATATCAGGCTATCAAATATCTCTTACAGCAGGAGGGGCTGATGCTGAAGTGTGTTTTGATCAGTGGGTATTAAGGAAGAAGGGAGCTCTTAAGGGTCGGTATTGGTATAGGACGGTACTTGAGGATGATGAAGGATACTATTCCGCTCCCTCTGATGTATCTAATGTAATAGATTGTGATGGCTCAGATGCTATTGTAACTCAGATATATGATGCTTCTTCCGACACTAGGATACGTAATAAGGTAATGCTGAGGCTCGGAGGTGATCGTCCTGATGTGTGGACAAAGGTTAGGGACTTATCTCCTGAGTTAGAGTCCTTTGTAGATGAGACTCCAGATGAGGAGGCTGCGGCCTTCCAGGAAGAGTTCTACTACGCACCTCCTAAAGCCCATATCATGGAAGTAATTGGTAACTATGCCTGGTACCTAAATGTCACGGATAGGTGGAAGAGACGTAAGCCAAGTAGAGGTTATAAGGCCAGAGCCTTTGCTCCCTTCCAAGTAGGAGATTATGATTGCTTTGATATCAGACCAGAAGATGGTCAGGAGCTCACTGGCATTAAGCCCTATATGGGCCTATTAGTTGTTACCAAGGATCATAGTATTTGGACAATGTCTGAGGGCTTGGATGAGGTACCTATACTAAGAGTAGAGGAAGCAGGTATAATAGCTCCTAGGACATTATTAGCAACTAGTTATGGTATTATCGGTCTCTCCCATCAAGGAGTTATAAAAGGTAATATAGCTACTTGGGATCTAGCCTTTGGAAGACCTATCTATGGAGCAATGGAGAGTGTTAGTACTGCCACCTTAGAGCAGGCAGTTGGTTTCTATCGAAATGATCACTACTTTATATTCTTCGGTAATCCTAATAATATAGGCTTCGTCTGCTACTTACCTACAGGGCAGTGGACTCAATTATCCAATATCACTTGTCAGGCTGCATTACTATTAGAAGCTTCCGGGGAAGGCAATAAGATACTATATGGGGATCATCAAGGTTATGTTAATTACATGCTACAAGGAGATGATGACTTTGGGGTAGCTATTGCTTCAGAAGCGAATATGATGAACTTCATCACTGACAGTCTTGACCGGGACCAGTTTCTTCGTAGAGTGGCTTTCTTAGCTAAGAAACTAGCCGGAAGCCCTACTATAACTATAACACCTTATAAGGACGAGATAGCAGGAAGTGCTCTTGAAGCCAATAGTATTACTACCACCACCTTCGCACTACATGAACAGGGCTTCCCTCAAGGACTCGAAGGAAATATCTTATCAACGAAGCTAACAGGCTCGGCTAGATTTGCTTTATCCGATGCTCAGTTGGACATTTGGAAGAGGCCAGAAAGAAAATGAGACCACTATTCCCAGTTAAAGATCCTACACTATTACGTCTCTTCGAAGATGTCTATGGCAAGATGACTAGGAGTGCTAAGGACAGCTCCTTGGCTTTAGCCGATACCCATGAGCGCATAGCTGGCCTAGAAAAGAGGTTAGTTGACACCCAGGCAAAGCCTACTAAGCCTCCTGGAAAGGCATTACCAATACCACAAGATCTATCTGTAGTGAAACTCGGGCCTTTTGGTTTAGCTAGTGTCGCCGCATTTGAGATGGCCAAGTATCCAGGCCTAGTAGGCTATGAGTTCTTTGGCTCAAGTGAATCGGGCTTTACTTGTAATGCTGATTCACGAATTACCTTAGGAGCGTTTCCATGGTGCGCATTCTTCTGCAGTCTACAGGAGCCAGCCTACTATGTGCGCTGTAGAACCTACAGTTTAACAAGTGTCTCACCACTCACAGCAGAAGCCTCTAGTGAGGACAAGCCAGGCGTACCTGAGTTCACAGTAGAACAAAAAGTACAAGTAGGGGGAGGACATGTATATTTCTTTCTTGGTCAGCCTCGTGTAGATGTGATAGTTACCTATACGCACCGTCCTGCTACAGAGGCTGTTGTAGATTATGATATAAAGTATACGGAGGTAGAGTAATGGGAGAAAGAACAGATCATGGTTTTGTGTACCTACCAGACACTGCTGAGACTGCTGAAGTAGGCAAGAACCAATTCGATAATGCCTTTAAGGAATTAGACACCTTCCTTAAGAATCTGATTAATGAAAGTAGTGGAGCAAGTTCCTGCCTAGCACTTATCATCATCCGGCTAGCTGCTGAACTTGGCACCTTCTACCTAAATAATGAGAGATACTTCTCTACGGAGAAATATCAGAATGATGGTTATTTGGAGCTTAGCTAATGTCAAAGGGAACAGAAATCTTTCGTGGGCTCAAGCCTAGTACACTATATAAATTCAAGATCAGGGCTACTAAGTGGGGAGGTAAGCAAGGGGATTGGTCTCCAGAGAAGGAGGTCTCTACTGATATCGTAGGCCCTCCTGAACAGCCAATTGTAAATGCGGGCTCAGAAGATCCAAGTACTGGCTTCTTGTTCTTTAAGGGCTGGAGAATTTGGTGGGTTTGTCCGACTCCTTGTACAGGATTTCTAGTCAGACATGCTCAGATAATCGGGACCTATAAGTTATGGACCTTGCCCGTCTATATCCCGTTCAGAGCTAATCCAGAAAAGCACAATGGGCTAGATATTCAAGAACATACATTTGCAGGATGCATCTTAGGTTGGACGTATGAGTTTGAGGTTGTAGCCGTTAATAACCTTTTTGAGAGGAAGCTCTGGAGTGAGGCTGGCTCTAGTACAGCTACCATCGTAGATGAGACCGCTCCGAGTATACCTACAGGTCTTTCTGTAACTACTGGGCCTTGGAATAATATAATAGAATGGACTGCTTCACCTGAGACAGATACTGCCTATTATAAACTATACGGTAGAGATGATGATGATGCTCCAGATGCTGGTGATTTCATAAAAAGGACTGCTGGCGCCAGTACTCATCCATTTGTCTACCATTTTTGGGCTGGAGAGGTTGATGCTAAAGATTGGAGATATTACGTTACCGCAGTTGATTGGGCAGATAACGAAAGTGACTTCTCTGAGAAGATACAGGAGTCTGATGATCCTCCTACGCCTGAGGTTCGTGAGCATAACTTCTTCTTTGGCACTTTGATTACTTGGTCGAGAGAAATAACAGATCATCACTACGATGTTTGGAGAAAATTAAGTAGTGAGGGAGATGAAACCTATACGCAAATAAATAGGCGTAAGCTTGGTGGAACTGTCTATGAATGGAATCTTCCCTGGTTTGTAGATTGGGGACAACATGGTTTAGGCTTTGTATGGGGAACGAATTATGATTATAAGATAGAAACCACCAAGCAGAATATGAAGACGGCTATGTCCAATCATGTTACTACACAGCCGTTGAAGCCGAGCCTACCTGATGATACGGATGGTGACCTGCCTGAGAGTCGTTTGGACTTAACCTACGGTACTGCTTCTCTTTACTCAAGCATTGTTGCAAACACCAACAGTATTGCCTTGAAAGTTAGTAGTACGGATTATGAACCTAATGATGTTATAGGAAAGGTTAATGCTTCAAGTCTGACATTGACCCCCAAGAGTATCACCTTACAGTCATCTGGTACAATAACTCTTGATGCTGGTAAAGCTCTTAATCTAACAGGCGGTACTATAAACATTACCTCAGGTACACTTAATGTAAACAATTCCAATGGTCTTGCTGTTGGGGCCTCTGGCGACATAAAACTTACAGTAGGAGCAGATATTATTTTTGATGGCTGTGCTAATTTGGATGCCACAGGTACAGGTATTTTTTTCCATCCTATCCTAACTGCTACGAAAGATCTTATTCTTGGTACTACCGGTACAAGGTGGAGGGACTTTAAAGCTTATGTCTCTTCAAATATCTATTTAAAAAGTGCTACTACCATTTTGCTAGAACCATCTAGTAACCTACATCTTGGTCACGATACCGAGACAGACAATGTTTATCTTAATACTACTGGTACTGTTTATATAGGCAGTGCTAGTACAGATGAGGTAAAAATATACATCAAAGAAAAGTCGACAGGTAACTATATACAAAAAGAACTGCAATTTGGAACAGGAGCTACTGGTCAGTATGTTACAGTTGTTTAGGTTTGTGGAGGGCTAACAATGGAGAAGGACTTTAACGAGAAGTTAGATGGGGTAATTAGTACTATTAGGAACTATGTAAAACTATTCAAACAACAGGAGCAGGGGAATAAATTAAGTGACTTTGCTTTATCAGCCTTTGAGCAAGTAATAGAACAGGAGTTAGTGAAACTAAATCAGTTAAAGGAGGACTAGAATGGGAAAGACGTGGAGCGGAAGTCGGAACGGAACAGAGCCTTGTACAGATAGGAGGCATCTTTGGGTTGCTACTCTGGCTATAGTTTGTATTACTTTCTTAGAGAGCTTAGCCCTGCTTAAAGGCATCAATGGGAAATTGTTTAGCTTGACTGTATTTATAATAGGAGGATTAGGTGGCTATAGTGTTGGACCATTAATAAGAGGATTCTTATATGGCCAAGATCGTAAATAGTGAAGTAACTGGGGATGAGACTTATAGGTTCCTATCTCTCTTATATAGATATGCTGGCAAGGTTGAAGATGCTAACAGTCCTATAGACATTATAAGAATGCTTGGTGGTAACGATTTGGCCCTTATTGGCAGTTATATAAATGATAAGCCTGTTGGATATATATTAGTCGAACCACAAGGAGAAGAGGCCGTTATGCTACAGGCCTACTCTCAAGACTCCAAGTGCTCTAAGCCCATGTTTAGGTACTTATGCAAATGGGCCCTTAAACAAGGATTTGAGAGGGTAGCGGGATACACAAAGAGAAGTCCTAAGGCTTGGAAAAGGAAATACGACCTAGATATTATTGAATACAAAATAGGAAAGGAGTTGATTGATTATGGGATCGAGGCCAGCAAGAAGTAGCTCAAGACCAGAGTGGCCTGTTGGCAGTCAAGAGATGCGAGGCTATCTGGCTCCTGAGTTAGTAAGAGGAATGAGAGGCGAACTTACTTCTGGACAAGAGGCAGGTATGATGAGGTCTGAAGATGAGGTGAGGAGGCAGACTGCCATTTCTAGGGAACAATTATTGAGGGATATGGGTAGGATGCCTGGAGTGCCCGGCCCTGAGCGCTATGAAGGGCTAAGGAGATTACAAGATCAACAAGTTAAGTCTCTAGCCGGTATTCAGGCTACTACTAGGGTAGGAGCTCAACAGCAAGCAATGGCCCAAGCACTAAAGTACTCTATGCAGGCTCCTGGACAAGTAACCACCAGTCAAGGACCTAAGACTAGTACTGGGGCTATGATTGGGCAGGCTCTTGGTACTGCTGCTATGGGCATGGGTGGCATGGCCTTAGGAGGTGGAATGGGTGCGGGAGCAGGTATGGGAGCAGGTATGTCTTCAATGCCATCAGGAGGAGCAGCTAGTGTATATCCTCCAGGATGGGGACAATCTTTTAGCAATCAGCTAGTTGCTACATAGGGAGGTGGTGATATGCCAGATACGGGTGTTAATATTGGATCACAATTACTGCAGGGATTCGTACAAGGGAAGAAAATAAAACTTGAGCAAGATAGATTGAAGCAGGAATCTAAGACTCAGGAAGAGCTCACCACTCATAGAACTAGATTGTGGGAGTTGCAGGAGAAGCAGCTACAGCAAGGCCAAGCCCAACATGAAGATATGATGCAATATAGAGGAGAGGAGTTAGAGGTTAGACGAGAGGGTACTGAAGCTACTAAGGCCTACCGTGAGGAAACTATCAAGCTGAAAGATACCTATCAACAAGTTCTCAATATGTATAATGAGCAAAGGCTAGGAGCACAGAGAGCCACTGCTGTCTCTGGAGCTATTGGAGATTACTCCGATGCTGTCATGACTGCTTATAGTAAGGAATTAGAAATGGGCCCTGTCGGAGTACAGCAAGCCCTAGCTACTGCTAAGCAAGCTCTATCCAATCAGTTAGCTGTTCTCGGTCTTGATGAGGAGGAGATGGAAGGCATTATGAATCAGTCAGCTATCTTTGATCAGTTATTTGGTCAAGAGCAGGAGCAAGGAGGCGCTGCTACCGGAGGTCCTCCTGCTGAGCAGGCTGGCACGTTAGATAGAGTTAGAAGTGCTATGTCAGGCGTACCAGAAAGAGGAATGACTGGGGATGTGTGGTCTGGCTTGAAAGGTATGATGGGTAGTATGCCTTCAGATGATGACGTCTGGGATATGTATCTTGATGGTGCCTTCGGAGCTAAGCCTACTGGTCCTGATGATACTCCTGTTAATCCTCCTGAGAGAGAAGCTATGAAAAACGCTCAGAAGTATCTTGCTAACATTAAGGCAATGAGAGGTGGCAATGCCGGACAGTAAAGGACGTAAGATGCTAATGGAGGGATCTGTTACTACTGAAAGATCCCATCTTACCAATACTCTTAAGCAAGTTCAAAGCAAGAAGCGGCTTGGTGAAATAATGCGGAGGCATAAGATTGTTCAATCCATCGGCCTAGATAAGCCTGTTAGTCCTTGGGAGGTAATGCCCCAGGATCTTAGGGGTTTATGGAAGGAGGAACATTCCAAGCCTGGTCCTGTTGTTCACAAGGTCAGAGGCGGGAAGACACTAGCCGCCCCTGAGACGTTACGTCCTGCAGGAAGTAGGGAGGATGTAATACAGTCAGTAAGGAAGTTTTTGAAAACTGAAGCTGAGCCTGCTGCCCTTAGACCTACTACTCCAAAGCCAACAAAGGCCACTAGGCTATTACCTAAGACTGAGGGAGCTAAGACTGTCCTGAAGCAGGAGCCTTGGAATGAGCTCTTTTGGAAGTTGCAGACTAAGGCCAATAAGGCTAAGGCGCCAGAGGAGTACCTCAAGACCCAGCTTAGGAGGTTTATTAATATGGGCGAGAGGTTTGCTAAGCAGTGGCCTGCTCAAGCTAAGTGGTTTAAGAATGCTGCCGGCGGTAGAGGAAAGCTAGGTATTGCTGCTGCTACGGCTGGCCTGGCTGCTTATGAGATGATGAGACCTGAAGAAGCTGAGGCTAAGATACCTAGGCTAAGTGCTACACAGTTATCTACCATGGGAAGGCTACTAGAGAGCTTACCAGAGAAGTTTACCTTTAAAGAAGGTGTAAATGTTGCTAGGCAGCAGCTCAGCCTAAGAAGTATGGTTGATGCTGACCCAGTGGCTCCTCTCGATAAAATACTTAAAACTTTAGAATACACTGGGGATATTAAGGTAGCAAACATGGGAAATTATCTCCCAGGCAGAACATTTGAAAAGGGGCTAGGGGCTATAACTAGAACTTTTAGAGAGCACCTAGAGACAGGAAAAGAGCTTCAGAGTCTCTATAAGATACACGTAGGCATTCCTAAGATTCCTGTTTCGAAAAGGGAAACACAAATTGCCCTGCTCAAGCAGGCTTACAGAGTTGGAAAAGCTACATATCGTCCTAAAGAGAGAGCTGTATCTACCACAGTCGACAAGCTTGTAAGAGCCGCTGCAGGCACTTTTGGGCGACCAGTAACCGCTACGGAACTACTTAAGAGAGGATATGTTAGAGGAGGAAGAAGTCTTATAGAACCTCTAATTAGGGACATTCCAGGAGGGCGTAAGTTCACCATTAAAGCACGAACTATAACCAACTTAGCTAAGAGATGTACTGAGGATGCTGTGCAAGGTACTCGGGGCCTATCTTTAAATCGAGTAACACGCCGACCAGAATCGGTTGTGATGCCTCTTTCTAAGTTTCGTGACCCTCATTGGTTTTACTATGAGACTAGCACTCAAGATATTCTTGGTCGCTCAGTTTCTAAAGAAGAAGTTTGGGAAAAAACTAGTGAGAAAGTTTTGCAGAAGCTAATAAAGAATGGAGACGTTGAGGTACTTAAGGGCTCGGCAGCAACTGAAACTAGGCTCTCTTTTGAGCCCTATGTTAGAAAGCAATTAGCTATACCCATTAATGAAGAATTGCTTCGAGAGGCTACTAGAACTTCTGAAGTTCGTATATTAGAGGCAGCTAGTGAAGGAATAGAGTCCTTAGATCATATGTTTGCTGGGTCTAATTTACTTTATCGACTACAACATTATGGAATAAGACCTCCTAAAGCTATTAAGGACTCCGCAATAGCTACAGCCCGTGTTACCAAATTAACTATAGACAAGTTGATAGAACAAGGACTGTTAAGTAAGGAGGCTGGCCGACTAACTGCTGGTCCTCAACTACGTCCTATTATAGCTGAGCACAGAGCCTTAAAAGCAGCTGAGCAAGCCAAGCTTAGAAAGGGAGTCTTAGACTCTCTAACTCCAGCTGCTTCTCCTCTTGAGGACTTCTTATCTAGAGCAGAGAAGGCTCTCCCTGAAGGCATATCTGCTAAAGAGTTTAAGCGTAAGTACCCTTCAGCTGTTGCTAAGTACAAGGAGTACTTTACTGAGTGGTTTCAGAAAGGCAGAATAGAGCCACAGGATGTAGCGGCTCTTCGACATAAAGTTGGAGATATTAAATACAGAGTTGGTTGGACAACACCTGACAGTGTAGTATCTTCTGGAGAGCTTACTGCGATACCTGACGGCTCTAAGATGTTCATGAGAGTAACTGCTGATATTCCTTACTTAGATAGAGTCTTTAAGAAATACCCTGATATTGCTCATGCGCATGCTCCTCCCTACACTCTTGAGAATAAGGTGCCTACTCTTGGTTGGTTTAAAATATACCCACGCACAAAAAGCAAGATGTGGTACATTGAAGAGATTCAATCCGATATGCTTTCCAAGATAGATCAAGCAATACGTAAACCAAAAACAAAAGAGGCAGATATCGCTGCTCTCAAAGATCTGCGTAAGCGCTATGAGGATTGGGCTGACTATGGCTTAGCTACTGTTATGAAAGAAGCAAGAAAGAATGATATTCAATATGTTTCTATGATAACAGATAAGTCTGTGCAGGACTTGTGGAAGGGTGTCCTAGGAGAGAAGAAAGCTAAACAGTTCTATAAGGACCTACCTAAGAGAATGGGCTTTAGCGCCGAGGAGACCTCTCTCAAAGCACTTGATCCACAACTGAGTTCAGAGGTCCTCACAAGAGGCAGAGTGCCCTCTATACTATTTGCGCTAGGCACAGGTACAGCAGCAGCCACACTCCTTGATAAGGAAGCTGAGGCCTCTACAGGTAAGCAACAATTACTAGGAGGATCGCCGCAACCCACCGCAGAGCCGCCCTTGTCACTTCCTCCGGCTGAAAGCTCTGGGAAGCGGCTGTTCCTCTCTAGTGCTACTGAGGAGCAAATAGCAGAGGAACAATCCAAGATACCAGAATGGACAGAGGAGGAGCTGGAGGAATATGGCGAGATATATCAAGCAGCACCACCTAACCTAAAGGAGAAGATAGCTGAGCTGTTTGGCTTTCCGTTATTAGGCAAGATGCCTCTGTGGTATCCAGGCAAGGATCCTAAGCAGTATTATGCGGATTGGAAGAATCTCATGCGTAACCCTCTCACTAAGGAAGAGATTAATACCAGTATGAAATCAAGTCTTGAGTGGGGCTTGATGGGAATGGCTAACTTGCCTGGCTCCATAGCAGGTCTCGGCGCAATGGCAATGGCAGAGAAACCTGAAGGGCTTGGACTTGCGGCAGTTGCTGGAGGTGCTTTGGCCGGCTTGGCTAAGCGCTATAAGATTGGGCATCCACTATTTAAAGCTGGAGAGAAGTTCGGAGGCTTTGCCTATAGGAAATTGGGTCCTGCTAAGCTGAGGGCTAGGATGGAACCTAAGACCTATACAGAGGCATTCAAGAAAGATCCTCTACGGTGGTTAGGTAAGCAACTGAACTTCAATAATATGGACCTACCTACTAGGCAGATATTCCGTAAGCGTTTCGCAGCCATGGGCTTAGATCAGAAGACTGCCTTAGGTCTCTATAAGATAGCTACAAACGGTCTCAATAGTAAAGAGAGACTACTAATGGGTGAGATGCTCACTAAGGGCTGGTATGCCTCCAGGTCTTATCTCAAGGCTCATAAAGGTGGTGGTCGAACCTATTATGAGAGAATAGGCCATAAGTTAAAGGACGCTGTAGATCTAGGCACTAAGGAAAAACCTCCTGCTACCATGCAAGAAGTATACCAACGAAAAGTAGCGCAGATAGTAGGTCCTAAGAGAGAAGTTCCTACAGCTATGAGTACCTTATATCAGCAAGCTAAGGAAGCCGGTATAAAGCCTAAGAATATCTTAAAAGTATATAAGAGGGCCCTAGGAGTTAGGAAACTAATGTCTGAGGCAGGCCAGCAAGCTGTTAAGACAGAGGGTGTGCCACTTGAGCACGCTGTCTATCGTGCTAACTTAGAACATTACATCCCTTTCATATATAAGAATAAAGAACTACAAGAGCTTGTAGCACCTCAGCTTGGTGATGTATTTAGGAAGATGACCTACAAGGATAGGCTAAGGCTCAATCGCTTTATTCGGAAGCTAAATATGAAGCCAGAGGACTACGATAAGCTAGGTCTTGTACTAGAACCAGCAGGACCTATTATGAAAGGCTACGCACAAGTGATGAGGGATGTTGAGACAGCTAAGATGTTCAGTAAGCTAGCCAACTATAGCAATGCTTCTAGTAGTAAGGCCTCCAAGAAGTTCACAGTGAAGGTACCTGATCATATTAGGTATGGCGCTATGAGGGGCAGATATACTACTCCAGCTATTAACAACGAACTCCTAGGCTATGAAAGAGAGGCTACTGCTATTGAGAAGTTCTTTAATAAGGCCCTATCTCCTTGGAAAGTAGGTAAGGTCATCCTATCTCCGACAACTCATGCACGTAATATTGTTAGTAATGCCATCTTAGCAGATTTGGGTGGCTTACCTCCTTGGCGTGTGGATATATACTCCCGAGCTCTTAAGAGTCTAATATCTCAGGATAAGTGGTATAAGGAAGCAGGCGAGGAGTTAATGGGTGGCACTTGGTATGGTAAGGAAGTCTATGCTGGGTTAGGTCCTATAACTGGTCGTAGCATGTTTGATTGGATACTACGTGGCACAGGCGGTGGTGTAGGAGCTTGGATAGGAGGAGAAGTTGGCGAGGAGATGGGAGGTACTGCAGGAGGAGTTATTGGAGCTGCAGCGGGACTAGGTGCCGGTTGGAAATTCACCAAGCATGCCGGGTCATTATATCAAGTTGAGGAGCAGTTCTTCAAACTAGCAAAGTATATCCACAATGTAGAATCATTCGGTATGACAAAGCAAGCAGCTAGAATGGATGCTGAGAAGTGTCTGTTCAATTATGGGGATGCTCCGCCGGCGTTGAAGTGGACTAGGACCTACTTACATCCCTTCGCCACCTTCTCCTATAAAGCTATACCTAGAATAGCTGAGACTGTTGTTAAGCATCCTCTACGTATTGGGAAGTACTTTGTAGGCTTTGAGGCAGCGAGGCAGCATTCTCTAGCTAGTCTTAATATTAGTAAATCGGAGTGGGAGCACATTGAGGAAGTGCTCCCTCAGTACATAAAGCAAGGGAACTACCTTCTTCTGCCCTATAGGGATAGTAAAGGAAGACTCCAAATGATGGATTGGACCTACATACTACCATGGGGAGATATTAACGAAATACAACAGAGGGGCCCTCTTGGTAAGATAATAGCTAATCCTCTTATTACGATGCCTATGGAAATAAAAATGAATAGGAATGCTTTAGGTATGCCTATATGGTATGAGTGGAATAGTCCCCAGGAGAAGGCCGCCAAGCTCTTTCGTTATATGGGCATGCAGATGATGCCATCTCTAACTCCTGAGGTAGGCTATAACTGGGAGCACTTACACCGTGCCTTCGAAGGACAAAAGAAAGCACTCACGGTTCCTCAAGCCGTGGGCGCTAGTCTCTTTGGTGCCAAGATTAAACCTATTAATGTTCAAGCGGAAGCTAAGAAAGCAGCTTTTAGGAAGAGACTTCAGAAGTCCCAGATGAAAAGTGAGCTCAGAAGAAAGCTGGAACGTGGAGCCGAACGTGAAGGAGCTCGTAAGGACTATAGAGAGAATCTCAAGAGGCTTTATCGCTAAGCCAGAACTTTGCTTTAATCACGCCTTTTGTACGATGCTCCAACCTAAATGCATGCTCAAAAGAAGGATGATATCCTCTTTCCCATTTAGATATTGTTGATCGATCTACGCCAAGATTTTTTCCCAATTCTCCTTGGGTGAGTTTTTGGCTCTCCCTCCAATAACACAGTTTCCTTCCTAACGTATAGTTTCTCATTTTAATCCTCCTATTTCCATCTTCTCCTGCCTCCTTCGGCAGTATCTACATGAAAGCCCCAATCATAGTAATGAAAGCCAGCAGGCCAAGTATCCCTTAAATCATAATAGAGTTCCTCATGCAGTGTCTTCTGTGAGAGGGCTTCACTACTATCTAGCAATTCAAAATCAACAGCACAGGGAGAAGCCTTACTTAGGTGGAAACTGTGCCAAGAGCCCCAATTTACAGGCAGGCCCCTCTCCTTATAAATTTGCTCGTGCCACTCATCACAACTCCAACCACGATTCGGAACAATCTTAATTGTAGTTGTCTCATGTCTTCCGTTTAATTCTGCCCTGATTGTTTCTAAGGCCCAAAGCACTGGCATCATCCTATGGATTACTTGCTGCTCATCATAACGATCATGATGCTGACAGTGCTTGCCCTTACAATATATCTCGCTTAACTTGAAGTGCGGTGTTAATAGCTGATTTAAATCCATCAGTCCTCCTGCAATGTAAGATCCCGGTTTTCAGCCTTCGGCAATTTTCGATATGCCGTTTCAAACGTTTTCTTTGGTAACCATGAAATGTGTCCGTCTGAATATTTTACAACATAGCCAGGCTGTGTTTTTCGATTTATGTTATCTTCTTTTTTGAATTGTTTTAAAAAAGAGCGTTCATTTAATGCATAGGCAAGAATGAATTTTGGTCCAATATAAAGTGTTTCTTTCATCTTAATCCTCCAGCAGTGTAAGATCCCATTCATATATAAATGTTATTCCAATATCAGCCTTGAAGATCATTAAAGCCTTACCTTTTTCTTTACCAAAAAATCCATAAGTATGTCTTGTGATACCAACACCAACGCTACGTTCATAGTAGAAGTTTGGTGTGTAGAAGTATTGACAATCAGCACTCTTCTTTATCAGCGTAGGTGATCCATCAGAGCCAATCAAATACACAAGACCCTGTCTGAAATAATAGTCCTCATATCCTACCCCTGCAAAAGAGAAACGCCAGGTCTGCCCTTCAATATTGGCAAAGAGTAAGGAAGGGATTAATAAGATTGTGGCTGTGATAGTTAGTACTAACTTTCTAATGCTTTGTTTCATATGTCTGCCTCCTTAATTATTAAAAAACCTAGCAATCATAATAGCCACGAAGAGCCCTGCGCCACCTAGTGTCAGATGGATGAGTACTCCTTCCCAAAATTTATTCATACGTAGATTCCTCCAAATCTTTTTTAAGCTTTTGTTGCGCTTCTTCAAACTTTATTGACAATAAGGTTGCAATATCTGTTTTCTTATTCCTATTTACCCACCAAGTTTCCTCTAACGTCTTTGCTGTCTTATCACACCCAGGGCGGATACACTTGTACTTAATCCGTGCATCTAGCCACATTTTCAATGGAGCTTCCCTGAATTTATGTCCAATGATTTTACATAGCCACATTATTCCTCCTATCTATTTTCCAAGTAAACACTTAATCTGATCAAAAACAAAAAGCCAAATTTTTCCTGGTAAAGATAATGCTCGTCTTATTTTTCTCTTTTTTTCATTCTGATACGCTATTACTGCCAACGCTTCTTCTGCTCCTATTGGAATCCCCCTTGCTACAAGATCACTTAATTCTTCTAAGTTTTTAATACTACGATCCATTGCATCCTCCTTTCTTTATCCAAAATACAAATCTTTAGCGCACTCATCGCAGAGGTAATTTTCTACATCTAAATCAATTTGACAAGTTTCACAGAGTAGGCAACTACATTTGTAACAAAGAATAGTATGATCTCCACAAGGCTGTTTGCATCTGTTACATATAGTGGAAAACATAACCTCTTGTTCATCTAACATCTTCACCCCTCCCACGGATATACTATCCACTCAGGCCCCACATTGTGCAGACTGTAAGTCATAGTATGTGCAATATACTGTGCATTACACTTCTTATGTAAGCAAGCAAAGTTATAGATACGTAACCCATTTCTAGTTGCACCACTATCAATAACCTCATCTACTACCAAGACTCCTGTATCAGGTCTTGCAACTAAGGGCAAGCGCAGTAAGGAGGACATCCTAACAGCCAAACAACAGCCTCCTCTAGGCACTCCAAATATAGCCTCATACTCTCCTCCCTCACACAAGTAGGCTAATGCCAGTGTATCCTTCTCAAACTCCTTCCATGTATATATTACTTTGTCCATCTATATAACCTCCCTCCTTTCTTACCGACTTTAAGTTCTTCTACTAGGTTGGCTTGCTTTAGTGTATCTAATAATACCGTCAGCCTCCCAGCATCAATTCCTCTAGCCGACATCCTTCTTACTAATTCTGTCCTAGTCATCTCACTATAGCGCTCCAA